CAGTCTTGGGTGCGATACCTTCTGCGTAGCCGATGGCGTCGCGGTGGAAGGCGTACAGCGTGCGATCCGAGGAGGCGTCGATCGGCAGGCCACCTTCAGTGCGGTCGCCCAGGATGTGGAACTGGAAGCCCATGTACGTCGAGATCTCACCCTGCACCAGCGCCTTGACGGTGTTGAAGTCCGAACTGGTGACCGAAGTCTGCTCGAGCATCGATGCCAAGCTGTTGGCGTGGATGATGATGTGACGGCCATCAGCCGGCACGTTCTTGGCGTTCAGGATCTTCGCAGCCTCGCGCAGCTTGGCGATGTTCATGTTGGTGTTCGAGCCACCAATCGAGTTCGCCACGGTGCCGGTGCCGGAAGCGGCAGACAGCGCGTCGAGGATCAGCTGATCCTGGCGACGGCCAATCGCAGCGCCGACCACTTGGGCGAGCTCAGAGCGCTCGTCAAAGTTGACCTTTGCCTGCGAGAAAACATCCGAATACTCAGCAGCGTTCCAGTCGGTCAGGCTGCAGGTAACGGTTGAGAAGCCGACGTTCATCGGCGTGACATCGGTCTGGGTCACGCGAGCAGTTGCCACGCCACGACCGACCTTCGGGAATTTTACTTGGGAGCCTTCGACACCACGACGCTGACGCACAGCGCCCACCAGCATTGCCTTGCCCTGGTAAGCCTGTTTGACCTCTGCGTCGAAGAGTGTCACAAAGGCATTGCTCAGAGAGATAGCCATTTGAGAACCTCGTTCGGTTGATTAGTCAGGGTTTGCGCGTCGGTGAGCCGCGTCATGCGGGCCTGTGCTTGCGACTTACGGTCGCCACTCGGCAGCATCTCGCTGCGAGTCAGGGTCGGGGAAACCCGGTGGGCCTTGTGCCGGATTGTAGGCAACTGTATCCAAAATGCAACACAGTCGATTGCAATCTGTACAAGACCCGACCGGCTAGTCCTTGACCACCTGGTTGAACAGCTTCTCGACCTTCTGCCGGTAGGCGGCATCGGTCTTGTATTTGGGATCGGCCACCATCTGATAGAGCTCTTCCTGGGTCGGCGCTCCTTCAATCGGTGCAGACTGGATTGGCACCCGGCCCTCGTAGGCCTCGCGGATCTTGACCAGGGCATTCAAGCCGCGGGCGGTGCCGCCCATGATCTTGAACTCGTCGAAGTCCTCGGCTGACCAGACGCCCTTGTTGACCAAGCCACGCGCCCAGTCGACCATGCCGTCGACCATTGCCCGACCGTTGGGGCCGAGCTTCTTCATCTCGGCTGCTGGGTCGACAAAGTCGGCAGACATAATTTCCTTGGCTTGGGTCTGCAGCTGGCCGACCAGGTCGTCGAACTGCGCCTGAGACAGGCCGTTTTCCTTTGCCCAGCCGGACAGGGTGTTTGCCATCGGGTTTTCGGCGTTGCCTTCGCCAAAGGATGACAGGTCATACTTGCCATCAGCCGGAGCGTTGTGAGCGCCTTTGGAGATCTTGCCGCGCAGATCTCGCCAGCTCTTTGCCAGCCCCTCGAAGTCGGCGTTACCGTCTTTCCAGAAGTTTTCCGGCAGCCACTCTGGCCGATCGGTTGGGCTGACCGGCGCAGACGGGTCTGGCGCTTTGTGGTCGATCGCGACTTGTTGCGGATTAGTTTCTTGTTGGTTTTCGTCCGTGACTGAAACACCGTCGAGTAGGCCGGACTGACCGGGCTCGACTGCTGCGGTTTCGCTCATAGGCTCCTTGCTTGGTTGATCCGTGCGATCAGATCCCGCACGACATTGCGCTGCCCTTCGGCAAAGAATGCGTGCGAGGGGTCGTTGCCTGGCACGGCGACAGGCACGTCCACATACATCTCGCGCAGCCACTTGAGAAGTGCTTGGCCATCCTCATCGCCAAACACTCTCAAGCAAAGCCGCGCTAGGTCTTCGCGCTGCTGGGTGACCTCGCGGATGTCTTCGGTCTGACCCAGTGCCTCCAATTCATCCCAGCTCATTTAGGCAGCTCCACAGGCGATTCGCCGGCCTGAATGAATGGTGACTTGTTATCCTTCATGCGCATGACCGCGTGGTCGACCGCCTTGTTCATAATCGATGGCGGCATCCGCTCCATGAACTGCTTCGAGCTCGGATCGTTGCGCAGCAGGTAGTTCATCTCTTTCTTGTCGAGCGTTGGCACGATCAGCGGGATGTTGACCTCTTTGCCGTTCAACCCGACGCCGACGCTGATCTCAGTCATCACGTTGCCGTCAGGGCGCTTGATCTCGCCAAAGAATCCGGTGCCTTTCTTGCTGCCGTCTGGTCTGCTTCCGTAGTCCATCACATCGCTCCTTCAGGCGCAGGCAGAGCGCCTTGTTGCGCCTGCATTGCCATCGCTTGCGCCATCGCCTGCTGCTGCTGGATCTGCTGCGCTTCCTCCATCAGCACGGCACGCTCTTCGCGGGTGTTTCTGACGATCGCCGGCACACCCAGCTTGTCGCCGATGTAGTCGACCACGGCGTCGTTCTTGAGCGCCAGCTGGCCGTCCGACCCGAACTGACCCGACACCATCAGCTGCGTGTACTGCAGGATGGCGTTGACCTCTTCCATGTTCTGCGCCATCGCCAGCGGAGCGACCGGCACCACCTTGACCTCGAGCCCGTTGACCCGCAACGGCATGTCGATCAGGCCGCGCTCGTCCATGACCTCGAGGATCTTGGCCACCAGCGGGATCATGGTCTCGTTAATCAGGCGACCAAAGGCCGAGCCCAGGTTCTGCGCGAGCTCTTTCATGCGCTCGACAATCTCGGTCGCCGACCGCGCAGACATGTTGTCAGGCGGCAGCGACTCGTCCAGCAGGATGCGCTTGATGTTGCTGCGCAGGTCGTTGATCACCAGCTGCGACACGTTGAAGTCACCCGAGCGGGGCAGCGCCTGCAGTGCTGGGCCTTGCGGGCCACCGTTGCGAGCGACCGGGATGATCGCCCCAGGCACCAGCTTGACCGTGTTCGGATTCAGCACGCCATCATCTGCTGCGGTGTACACACCGGCCACGGCCAGCGAGGCGTTTTTGAGCAGCAGCTCGATCGTTTTGTTCAGGGTCTTGATGTCGGGCAGGGCAGTCATCAGCGGGCCGCGACCGTAGATCTCGCCGGCCACCTTCATGTAGCGGCTGATCACCCAGGGCGAAGTCTTCTTGCGGCGATAGACAATCTCTTCTTTGCTGACCTTGTCGATGACGTGGTAGCAGTAGTCACCGCGACCAGCGTCGAAGATCGTTGCCTCGAGGAGCTCGATGTCGTCGGTCGGCTTGTCCTGAATGCGGCGCTTCATGTTGTCGGACAGCTTGGCGTCCGGCCACTGGCGCTCGATCGATTCGCCCTTGATCCGCATCCGGCGGTAGACGTTGTCGACCTGGCCGTTCGCGCCTTCCTCGTAGCTGACCAGGAACAGCGGCACCGGCACAAAGTTGATCGGGCTGGTGTCGTCACCCGGCTGCACCATCATGCAGGCCGTGCCGACAGCTAGATCCAGCAGGAATTCACCGATCGCGATGTCGAAGTTGGACTGCTTCAGCACGTCGAACATCTTGTCGCTGTACGCATCAAGGATCGCTTGCGCCATCTGCTTGCGGTCAAGCGGGATCGACGGGCCAGGCTCAAGCCGTGACCACTTGCGCTGTGGCGGGAAAACAACGCTCTGCAGACGGTTGGCGAAGCGCTGGGTCGAGTTGATGGCAGTCGAGTCGAACACCCGCGCCATCTTCTTGCTGCCGGTCGCGCCTCCCTCCCAGACGCCATACAGCTGACGTTGGGGCAGGGCAAACTCGTAGGCATCTTGGTACAGCTGCTGAAACTCATCCTTCTTGGTCTGAGCTGCAGCCTGGCGCTTGATGATTTCCTCGGGCTTTAAGCGCTTGCCACCGAGTGGCGTCTTGTATTCCATGATTAGCCGTCCTTGTCGATCTGGTACTCGTCCAGCATTGGGCGCTTAGACTTGCGCGTCTTGGCTGATGCTTTGAAAGCAGCATCGGTTGGCGCACCGGGCGAGCCGGGCTTCCTCATCTTTTCGCCGGAGCCTTCTTTGATGCGCTCGCGCTTGGCGTGAATGTTTGCGTATAGACCCTGCATCTCAAGCTCCTTGCAACATGCCGCGGCTCATGCGGCGCATGACGACGTTTTGTTTTGCAGCTTTACGCTCACCGACCTCGCGCTCGTATGTCTTGCCAAGCTCTTCGCGCTTTTGCTGAAACTGACCTGTCTCAAACGTCGGCAGCTGTGGCTGCGCTGGTGCAGACGGTGGGGTCGGTAGACTGAGCGTCGGCGCAGAGATGCTCGGCGCTTGCGGCGGTGCCTCGCTGAATGCGGGAACGTCGCGAGTCTTGAACACCTGCTGCTCTGTGATGTCGACCGTCCGGCCTCTGTTTTGCGTTTGGCCGGTCACGACGGTGTCAATGAAGTACCCAGACGGCAGGTTGTTCTGCGAATACAGCTGGCCACCGATGTTGTAAGACGTGCCTGACCGTCCTTGCGATACCGCAGTGGCGCTTACTCTCTCGGTCGGGTTCGCAGCAATATTGGCCAGTGTCGCGTTGTACGCATTCAACCGCTGCTGATATGCCGCGACCTGGGCGTCGTAGTTCGCCATCGTTTGGGCGTATGCCTGCGACTGTTGTTGAAACGCAGTATTCGCGGCCAGCACTTGACTCTGGTACGCGGGAAAATCTTGCTGCGTGTATCTGTTGACCGCAGCCTCGTAAGGCTCAAGCACCGCTTTGGTTTGAGCAGTCCAGTTCTTGAAACCAGTGGCCTGATCTTGGGCGACATCGAACAGACCGCTCTGGTATGTCTTGGCCAGGCGCTCGATGTCTGCAGTCGCACGACGTGCGGCCTGCTTCTTTTGGTACATGCTTGGGCCGGTCGCCATTACATCATCCCCATGCCAGCGCCGAGGGTGTCTTGGGTGATGCCGAGCTCGGGCGTCAGACGTTCTTGAGAGAGCAGGGCGCGACGGCCACCGCGGGTGCGAGCTTTGAGCTGGGTTGCTTGCTGCTCTGCAGCCTTGCGGCGCTCTTCATCGATCTGACCTTGAATCTCTTTGGCCTTGCGCTCCATCTCCATGCGCGAGGCCTCGTACTGCGAGACACCGGTCTCGTAGGCCTTGGTGTTCAGAGCAAGCTGATCTTGCGCGACCGACAGCTGCTCAGACATTGCCTTCGTCGTGGATGCAAGCTGCTCTTTCGCGAGCCTTGCCTGCTCCTCGAGCGCACCAGCCTGTCTGCCAAAGACCGAGGTCTGCTCAGACAGTTTTGTTTGAAATGCCGCTTGATCTGCAGCCTGTCGCTCAAGCGCTGCCCGCTGCTGCGATTCGGCCTCTCTGCGCGCCTTGCGCGATTCGTTGGCGGTGTAGGCAGAGCCCAAAAGAATCGCGCCCGCAATGAAGAATGGCATGACTACCTCCTAATCAGAACTTCATCCAGTTTGTCGACATCGGTCTCGTCGGTTGCGTGGATGCAAAACCAGACCGCATCTTCGAGCGCTGTGATCTGGTGATGCGTGTTCGCCAGGATGGTCACGCACGCCGGCGCACGCAGCATCTGCACCACACCATCAGCCTCGAGCTCCACCACGCCCGCAGCCAGAATGCTCAGATGGTCGTACTCATGCGCATGAGTCACCGCGAAATGCCCAGCAGGCAGCAGCATCTTTCGCGCATACACCCCGTCGCTGAAGTGATGCGAGATGTTCAGATCGATCTCGATGTTGTCGTCCATATAGCAAGCGATTCTATTGGAAATTGGTCATATACAAGGTGCTTTGATATCAGCTGGATATATCAATCAAGCGGGTTGAACTCCATGCTCGCGGTCACCGGTTTGGGTGGTGCTGCGCCGTAGGAAAGCGAGCGGGTCATGCGGTTGTATTCGCCGCCACCCAGCATCAGGTAGCCGAACGAATCACCGATGTGTGAGTGCTCGTTCTTGTTCGGCGCATCGCGGAACCGCTCCTGGCCGGCACCGACCGCCACGCGCTTGAAGTGGTAGCCACCGCCCAAGGCTTTGCGTAGCAGCTTGCAGCTGCGGTTGACGATCAGCCCAGGCTTGCCGTTGATCAGCCGCTGCATCGGGGCGGCAGAGGCCTCCCGGCGCACCTTGAAGTCGTTGGAAGCAGTCGGTTGCGCCCGGAGCCCCAGCGTGCGCAGAAACTCAAAGCTGGTGACCTCGTAGATGGCATCACGAGCCATGCCTGCCGGGTCGCCCCAGAGCATGACCTGGTGGTTGGGATAGCGCTGGTTAAGCTCGGCTAGTAGTTGCATCCCGAACCGCTCGAGACCCATGTCGAAGGTCACGATCTCATGGTGGATCAACCACCGGCCATTCGGCAGGCGCTGGCCGATCGTGGCCGCAGGCGTCAGACCAAAGTCCAGCCCGACCTGGATCGGCACACCCGGCTCGACCTCAGTGTCACCCGACATGGTCGAGTCTTCGTACTCAGGCCAGACCGGTCGACCTTCCTGCACATAGGTGTACAGCCCGCCGGCATAGCACCTGATCCAGTCCAGATTCTTACCCAGCAGCATCTGCGGGTAGTAGCCACCCGGCAGGTTGTTGATGTTCTCGGCCTGCGGGTTGACCTTCCACCACTTGCCGGCAGAGAAGACATGGTCATTGGCCTCGGGGTTGTCGGGCAGGTGGTCAGCGTCGACCTCCATGACGCCACCAGGCTGCTTCCAGAACCGCCAGGCATACGGGCCGGTCATCTTTTCCTTCTCGGCCATGTTGTGCCACCAGTGGTCATCGTCCATCGGGTTGGTGTCCATCCAGATGCCGTGCCAAGTAGCACCACCGTCACGCTTGGTCGGGTAGCGACCGACCCGGTGGGTCAGGCCGTCGATCACCGCCTTGGGCAGTTCTCGGGCCTCATTGACCCAGGCACCGGTCAGCTCGAGCGAGAGCAGTTTTCTGACGTCCTTGGGCTGGTCTAACGCCAGAAAGATGACCTCGCAGTCGATACCGGTCGCATCCCCGCGGGCGGGTAGTCGGATGTGATGCGTGATCGGCGGCGTCCACAGCATCGGGCCGAACGTGGCTTCAGGGAACAGATCCAGCCAGGTCTTGATCGTCGTGGTCTTCAGCATTGGGTAGCTGTTTCGCACCACTGCAAAGCGGGTGTACCGGATGTTGTCGATCGGGGAGGGCTTCTGCTTGATGGCCTTTAGGAAGATCTTGGCCGCGCAGGCGTATGACTTGCCCGAGCCCACCGGCCCCATCAGACCCTGCACAAAGGCGTTGCTCTGGATGAAGTCGTAAATCACCGGGCTCTGGCTGAAGTCCAGGTTCAGGCCCGCGCCTGAGACTGCTTTGTCCGATTGTTCTTTCGTTCTTGCCACGTTTCCTCCAAAGACTCATTGCTCGCCAGATGGCGGTGCCACCACGTTCACATCGATCACAGACGGCTTGTCATTCTCATCCGGGTTGTCCAGCAGTCCAGACGCCTTTGCCAGCAACCGCAGCACGCCGACCTTGTCGTACAGCTCGATGTCCAAAAAGCTGTTGCCTTCCTTGTCCGTCCTGACAGAAACCTTCTTGATCGCCTGCAAAGCGTGTTCAGGGATCTGGTGAGCAGCCTTGACCTTCACATTGCCGGCCTCATCCCAGGACATGATGTCCGTGATCTTGGTATTGGCCATGCACAGCAAGGCATAGGACACCGCCTCACGGTTCTGGATCAGGGTGTTTGAGCGCTCCAACCGACGCTGTATCGAGCGAGTACCACCCCAGTTCGTCAAGGGCGGTACCACGTTGGATTGTTTCTTCGTAGCCATCAGAAGGGGATGTCTTCGTCATTCGACGGCTGCGGCTGGTACCCGTTCGCCTTCGCCTGGTTGTGCGCAGACGGCTCACCACCAGCCACCTGAGAACCGATCTTGATCGCCAACCAGGTCTCACCCGCCTTGGTCTTCTTCGGGCTCGCGTCCAACCAATGCACCGACCCATCCGGCAACATGATCCGACCCCGGTACGCCGGGTGCCAGTCCTCCGTCTTCTTGTCATTCTTGAAAGCAGAGCCTTGTCCAGGTCTCATCTCATACGCCATACCAACCTCCATGAAAAAGTAGGGAAAATTTTTGTCAACTCCCCGCAACGCCACCGTGTGGGGGAGGGGGGAAAGGGTGCCTTTCTGACAACGAACATGCCAAGCTGGCAACTAGATGCGTTTGCAGAACCGCAGGCCTCGAGCTCCGGTCGGATGCAGACACGTCAGCGCACCCCCTGCCTGCTGGACACGTCCAACACGCAGACGAACGTATGGGTTTTGTACAGAACGGATTACAGCCCCGTAGAGCCGTTTTCCTGCCTGACCCATGTCTGCCTATCACCTGACCCCCGATCGCGCCTTGTAGGTGCCTTCTCGTTCGTTTAAACGGCATCATCGTTTCACAGGCTGTCTGCCTGCAGCACCAACAGGGATTCAACCAGGTCGACACCGGTCGGCATCGACACGCCTTCGGCCTGGCAGCGCTGTTGCAACTTGAGCAATGTTGCTTCCTGTTGCTCGTCCGACAACTGGTTGCCTAGAACTTTAATTAAACCTAAATCAATATCTTTTAAATACATATCCTTTAAAGACTTATCTATACCTATGTTCTTTTGTGTTCCGGCAACCTCTGGATGTAGCCGATGAGGTTGCCTATGAGAGGAGTTATCCACAGGCTGGGGTTGCCTATGTGACGGCTCCTCATTGGCAACCTCTGAAGGTAGCGTATCAGTCGCCTTCGATTGCTTCTTCTTGGCGATCTGTTCTTTCATCTTTGCAACGGTGACGGTGTCTCCTGACTTCGGCATCTGGTACTCCTTTGCTGGTTGTGTGACGGGTTTGACAGCACCCTTGATCATGTCGTGGATGCGTTTGAGTCCTTCTGGATCTGGTGTCAGTTCTTGCATCTGTTTCTCCTTCATTAGCGGTGTCCTGGTGTCCTCGATGCGGCTGGTGATGGCGACAGCTGTCTCGGCGTCGATGCTCTTGTCAAAGATCAGCCGGATGCTGTTGGCTCGCTCGCCCCTCCAGCCTTTGCTGACCACCTCGAGGTAGCCGGCCTTGACCAGCTTGCCGACTTGCCGGGTGATGGCCTGCCTGCTAACGCCCAGGTCTTGCGCCAGGCGTGCTTGCCCGACCCAGGTGATTCCAGCTCGGTTGCAGTAGCTGGCAACCAGGAGCAGGGTGCGCATCATGCCCTCGGTCAGGCTGCGGTCGGTGGCCGCTCGGATCGGGATGACGGCCAGCTTGCGCTGATCCGGTGCCGGCTCCTTCTCCTTGATCCGCGGCTTCTTGGGCAGCGCGAACTGCACGATGTTGTCAGGCACGGCGCTCACTTCCAATCTGCCTCATCTTCACCAGCAATCAGCGCAATCCAGATCCCCATCGCTGCAAGCCCTAGCAAGCCGCCGATGGTCATCAGCAGCACGCCAAACAGAGCGATCGCCATCACGGCCACCGCAGATGTGAGGTCAGCTTCCTGACATGCTGGTCAGGCGTCAGTCGCCCCGAATGATTCCTGTACGGGCTTTCTGAGCGCTTCTCAACGCAAGGCTTGCAGATCCACCTGGCCGTGGTCTTGCCGCGCTTGTAGACGCCGCCTTCCAGATCTCGAGTGCATTGGCAGCTGGTGCAGAACTTCGTATTCATAGCAGCCCCTTGATGCGCTTGATCTCCCAGCCGGTTGCGTCATGGATCTGCAGAATGCGCTCGGCACTGACCGGCATACCGGAGCGCATCTTCGACAGCGAGCTCGGCGGCACGCCCAGGTACCGCGCCAGGGCCACGTCGTTCTTGAGATTGAACTTGCGCTTTAATGTGTCCAACAGCTTGTGTGTTTTCATTTTTTGTATCTCCTGACCATCTCGTTTCGCAGCTTTATTCTTGCCTCGGTGCCGCGCTGCTGTTCGACACCGTTTAGGTAATCCAGCTTGGTGATGCGCGGCTTTCTCGCCTTGTCCGGCAGCTTCAAAGCCCAGCGCACCTCGCACTCAAAGCGCCATGCCTCGCTGTAGGTGCAGAGCTCCACGCCGTCGACCATCACAGTCTTTGCCGGCGGGTGAGGGCGCTCGCAGTGCGGACACGTCACTTGATCCTGCGAACTTTGGCCGCAGCTGCAGCCTTTTGCTCGCGCATGATTCGCCTGAACTTGCGCGCTAGATCTGTCTTCTCTGCAGACGTGTACTTCCACTCTGGATTCCACACAGAGGGCGTGTCGTCAGTGACGACCTTCTTTGCCTTGCGCTTCTTCTCAGGCATGACCGGCATCAGCAATCTGTTTTGGTTCATTGATTTTTCCTTTCACACTTTCCAAAGACTCATACCCTTCCCAAAGTTGTCAGGCCGCGGCACGTTGCGCATCTGCACCTGACCCTTCGCCATCATCTTTCGCAGGACGCTGTAGAGACCTTCCTTGTTGATCTCGATGTCGGCTTCGCAGACATGCTCGAAGAGCTCCTGGGTTGACAGCTCGCCAACATCGGTCAAGGTTTCGATCACCAACTTGCGCAGGTCAGTGCGCACCGGCTTGGCAGCCTTGCCGTTCAGACCCATGTTGATGACCAGCCTGCCGCCGGTCTTTTTGAGCACCGTGCGCTCACCCTGCAGCTGCTTGACCACCCAGTTCCAGCTCATTTCAGCTGGTCGCGCATGATCGGAATGAAGTCTTTCAACTGCAGGCACACCCGCCACGGCTGCCCATTGCGCCTGTACGCCAGCACCGGGATCTCCCCGGCCTGGGCGCAGGCCTCCACTTGCTCGCTCCATTTGTCCACCTGTAGTCGTTCTTGTCGTTTCACTTCAATGCGGAACTGCTGCACGGTCAGATCGTCGCCGCTGTCTCTGGCCTGACCCAAGTTGCGCTTCACCACAAACCCGAGCTCGTCAGAGAGCAGGGCGGCGAGCTCTCGCTCACCAGCCGCGCCCTTGTTGCGCTTGCCCCTGCCGTTCATGCGCTGCCCAGGAGGCGCTTTAGCCGGTTCTCAGCGGTCTCGTAGCGCTTGCCGTAGGCCTCGACAATCAGCTCCTCGAGGATCGACGTGCGGCTGCGGCGCTGCTCGTCTGCAGCCAGGTCAAGCAGCTGCCTGACCTCTGGCCGCATACGCATCAGAAACATCCGGTAATGCTGGGTTGAGCTCATCTGTAAAGTCTCCAAACGGTACGATTGCGCGAAGATATATCGATTCTGACGACTTCGCAACGCTTGTCAGAATTGATACACAACGAAAAAGATACGTTTGGGTACTTGACAGGTATTTCTTGGCGATATATTTTTCGCCTTACTGCATCGCGCAGCACCCTACCGCTTAACAGGAGGATCAAATGGCACCGCATCAAGGCAAGTTCGTCGCGTACTACCGCGTATCGACCGACCGTCAAGGTCAATCAGGCCTTGGCATCGAAGCACAGCAGGAAGCAGTGCGTACATTTCTCAATGGTGGCCGCTGGTCAGTGATCGGCGAGTTCATTGAGATCGAATCCGGTACCCGTAAGCGCTTAAAAGACCGCCCCATGTTGAAGGCAGCACTCGAGCTCGCCCGCAAGCAGAAGGCCACGCTGGTGGTTGCCAAGCTCGACCGCCTGGCGCGTGACGTTCAGTTCATCTCGACTCTGCTAAACGGCAAGGTGCAGTTTGTCTGCGCCGACATGCCGCAAGCCGACCGCGTTTTCCTGCAGATGGTCAGCGTGTTTGCTGAGTACGAAGCAAAGCGGATCTCTGAGCGCACCAAGGACGCGCTGGGCGCGTTGAAACGCCAGGGCAAGAAGCTCGGCAGCCCGACGCCTGAGATCGGCAGCGCCGAGGGCGTCAAGGTCATCCAGGCAAAGGCCGACGCCTACGCAGACAAGGTCGGGCCGATCGTGCGCGACATCATCAGGAAGTCCGGCGCTGAGACCCTGCGCGACATCGCTGCAGCGCTTTCAGCTCGCGGCATCGAGACACCCCGCGGCAACAACGACTGGCACCCCAGCCAGGTCAGCAACTTGCTGAAAAGGATCAAGTGATGAACAAGTTCAAACCAGCGCTGCTGGTGCTCGGCTTCTATGCCAGCTTTTTCGGCCTGGCGTACCTGATCGGATTGAGCTGGGCGATGGCGGCTTTTGCCATCGGCCTAATTGTTGCTCTTCCAGCGCTCCGGGCGGCAAACAAACGGCGCGATCAGCGAGCCGTCATCGAACGAAATAGGCTTATCGAGCAACACTTCGACGACCATATTTCTCGGTGATATACTGTTCGAAAATACAGTGCGAATATTATAAGGATATTAATCAATGACTTACGAACCTGTTAAGCCGCTCGACGGCATGAAAGACCTAGATCGCAAGACTGTGGCCAAGTATTTCAACCGGGTTGGCCGCGGCTTGAACTGCCGGGTCGATGTGCCGCTGTTGGTCATTGATGACATTAAATGGGCAGCCAAGATCTTTGGCGACCTCTCCAAGAATCTGACCCAGATCGCCTGGGAAGATCGGCGCACCGACATCTTGCGGGTCTTAGAGGCCCGCTATGCGATCGAGGCGTCCAAGCGTGAGCTGCATTACCGCAACGAACGCAAGGAAACGGTGCGGATGAGCAGGAAGATGCGCGACAACCCCTACACAACCAAACACAACCTGTAGTGGGTGTCGACGAATTGACCTTTTGGAAACTGTACTACAACACATGTTCTTGATGAGAGGAGAAAAACATGAGGAATCAAGCGGGTTTTAAGAAGCCGCAGCGGCATAATGTGTATTTGGGTTATTGCCGTGCAAACAACTATATAGCGGGTTTGTCGCATAATTTGTATTCCGAAAATTGCGGCGACAAACACAAGACTTTTGCAGCGCAGCACGACTCTCTGACCCCCTGGTCAGACGACCGAATCAAAGCAACCCTCAGACCTAAACACCAGCAACCGATCGCCGAAGCGATCTTCGAAGTGATCCTTTTCGCCTTTTTTGGGGCGATGCTGGTACTCGCATATTCCAGCTAGGGGGCGGCCATGCAGACCGCCACCTTGGGTCGCGCCCTGCGCGACGCCCAGCTGAGTCTATTTGAGCGCAGAGACACAGAGTTCCTAGAACGCTGTCGAGCCCTAGCTGTTGAGATCGCACGCCGACAAGGCACGGTGTGCATCAACGACATTCGGGCAGAGCTGCGCTTGCCCGCTGAAACACACCCGTCCGTCCTGGGCGCGGTTTTCAGGTCAAAAAAATTCACGGCAGTTGGGTTCACTGAAGCAACCCACAAGGCTGCCCACGCTCGCGTCGTGCGCGTGTATCAACTCACCGAGGAGGACAATAAAAATGGTTAATAAGGTAACCCCTGACACCATGCTGTCGGCCAGCCTGCTGCCGGCACTCATGGGGCTGTCGAAGTATGGCACCCCGAACGATGTGCTTGACGGCTGCATCAACGCCATCACAGGCGAGGAGCGCGAGTTCAAGCAGAACGAATCGATGGACTGGGGCAACCAGCTGGAGCCCTTGATCCTGCGCGAAGCAGCCAAGCGGCTTGAGCTGGTGGATCTGGATGTCAACCACGACACCGCCAAGTACCACGCCACCCTGCCGATCGCCTGCAGCCTGGACGGCACCGCTGACGGTCGCGGCCAGGTCATTCGCACCGACCCCGACAACGGCATCTTCGTCATCGGGCAGGAGTCGATCACCCTTGAGGGCGTCGGCGTGCTCGAGGCCAAGCTGACCGCAGTCTCACCGGAGGATGCGCCAGCCCTGCACCGTGGCCCTGTCCAGCTGCAGGCACAGATGGACATTCTCGAGGCCAAGTGGGGCGCAGTCTGCGTGCTGTACCGCGGCACCGAGCTCCGGGTCTTCCTGTTCGCTCCGCACCCGCAAACCGTCAAGACCATTGCCGAGGTAACGACAGCCTTCCAGGCCAAGCTCGACTTGTTCCGCACGACCGGCGAGGTCGACTACTACCCGCCGGCGACTAGCGAAGACGCCGATCGGATGTTCCCGGTCGCCGAAGAGAAGGTCATCCAGCTGGATGTCGAGGCCGAGCTCCTGGCAGCCAAGATCATCGACGCCAACAAGCGAGCCAAGCAGGCAGCAGACGACAAGGCCGAAGCAGAAAAGGATCTCAAGGTCTTGCTGGGCGACGCCAAGGCTGCGGTCGCCGGCAGGTTTGAGATCAAGTGGCCGATGCGCAGCTACCAGGCGCAGCCCGAAAAGATCGTGCCGGCCAAGGCAGCGTACTCAATCCGACAGTCCACACTATCCGTCAAGGAGGCAACAGCATGACACGCGAACTAACTAACCTGGAGAAGGCTCACGCACGCGCTGTCGTGTCCTTGCTCAACACCATCCCGCAGTGCCGCGAGGATGAGGCCGAAGAGATCGTCGAGAGCTTCACCGCCCTCGTTCTGTACACCATCCAAGCATTCCTACCGGAGGGGGAAAAGCATGACTCAGCTGACTACAACTAATCGCCAAGGCTTTGCGCCCGCCACGATGGGCGAGGCGATGGAGTTTTCGAAGATGTTGGCCGAGTCCAGCATGGTGCCGCGTGCCTACCAGGGCAAGCCGCAGGACATCATGGTCTGCGTGCAATGGGGCTATGAGCTCGGCCTGGCACCCATGCAGGCGTTGCAGAACATCGCGGTCATCAACGGCAAGCCCTCGGTCTACGGCGACGCCATGATGGCCCTGGTGCAGGCCTCGCCGGTCTGCGAGGGCATCGACGAACACATCGAAAACGAAGGCACGCCGAACCCGGTGGCAGTCTGCATCGCCAAGCGCAAGGGTCGCAACCCGGTGATCGCCAGGTTCTCGGTCGAGGATGCCAAGCGGGCAGGGCTGTGGGGCAAACAGGGGCCGTGGCAGGCGTACCCCAAGCGGATGCTGCAGATGCGAGCTCGAGGCTTTGCCCTGCGCGACGCCTTCCCTGATGTGCTCAAGGGTCTGATCACCGCCGAGGAGGCGCAGGACTACCCAGATGAGGCCAAGCCGCGGGAGCGCGATGTCACCCCAGCCAAGCCGGCCAACCCGCTGGATGCCATCGCACCGCCGCCCATTGACGTGGCACCAGTGGTCGCAGAGTTCCCGCCGTTCAATGACGACATACCACCACCGTCAGAGCCGCCGCCGGAGTCGATCGAGATCGAGCTCATCCATGTCGACTCGCCGAACGATTCTGCAGAATCTGCAGAACCTGATGCAGAAGTTGTTGTGCTAGGCGACTGGCCGCTGATGGTGCCTGGCAAGGAGCAGCCGTTCTCCGTCCACGCCAGCCAGCAGGAATGGCAGCAGGCCTATGAGGATCTAGCAGACAAGACCGCCAAGGCCGGCAAGCGACCAGCTCGGGAGCGCATGACCATCCTGAAGGAGCTGCGCGAGGTCAATGAGCTGCAGCTAAAGCGCATCAACAGCATCGACCGGATGCGCCACACAGCGTCGTACAGCGGCAGGATCAACGCGCTGGGTGCCGCAGTACCCGCCGGTGAGAAGTAAAAAAAACCCCGGCACATGCCGGGGAAACGATCCGCTAGGCCGCGATAGGTAGGAGTGACCTTCCTAGCGGGTCGAGGGGAGCCTTAAGGTTTGGTATTGCTTGACGCATTGGGCGAGGCTGACTCGGAGCTCGTCGGCTCGGGCAGCTTCCCTTGCAAGAAATTCTGCATCCTCTCGAGAAAGCGAGTTTGCAGTGCAGACGCAGGCGGGGCATCCAACGCTGGTGGTACTGGACACGGCACTTGCCTGGGCGGTGCGCTCGGGGCGCTTGCGCAGGCTGTCAGCAAGACTGGCAGCGCGAGCACTAATCGATCGAATCTCATCATCCTTCTCCTGTCTCAAATGGTCTGCCTGGGCCTGCAGCTGCTGCTCCTTCTCACGCGCCGCAGCGACTGCCTTGGCGTGCTCCTCGGCCAGCTTCGCCTTCTCCTGATCCCAGGCCTGCTGGATCTCAGCGCGACCCGATGACGCGCCCTTGAGGTACCCGGCACCGCCAGCAAAGGCGGCGACCAGGACGACCGCGGCACCGGTATAGAGAAGATTCATTTGGCTGGCGGTACTGCCTTGCCTTCGAGCTTCTTGTGTACCTTCACCTCGCGGCACACTTCTTTCTCTTTGCCGGCTTTGTCCTTCTCCATCCGGCAGACCTTCTTCATCTCGCCACCAGCGTGGACGTTGAAGGCCAGCACCAGGCTGGCGACTGCGGTCACCAACATGCGAATCAAAACTAAAGTGTTCATCTCACACCTCCTCAGATCTCAGGTTCAGGAGCCGGCGGCGGTGCCTTCTTGCCACCGAATCCGGTCACAACGGGAGCAGCGTCGAGCTGCGGTTCCATGCGCACGGGCGCATGAGTCGGTGCCGGTGCCTTGGGTGTAGGCGGCGGCGGGTCAGTCCAGTCGCTGGCCTTCGACACACCAGGCGGCGGGTCGATCAGCTTGGCGACACCATCCTTGCCCTTGATGGCCAGCAGGGTCGCGAGCGCCCCGAGGATGTACTTGCTCATGTCCGACAGCAGCAGGAAAAATTGTTTGTCAGCAGGTGCGATGCCGGTCATGGGCTGGGTCACAAAGACCACCGAGTACATGGCCAGGCTCGACATCATCAGTAGCACCACGCAGAACGTGCCACCGATGATCAGCTTGATGACCGAATCAATTTGGTCAGGACTCCATCTCATTTTTCACCCTCCGGCTTAAAGTCAGCAGCTGGTACCAGCTGGTCAGGGCAAGTGCCGGTCACCGCACAGGTCGGGCGCTGACACTCGGGCTTGTTCCAGTTCTTGTTGTCCTGGCAGGGATAGCGGAAGCGGTCTTCGCAGGCACCTATCGTGATGCCGACCAGCAGGGCGATGGCTAGAGCTTTCAGCATCAGTGACCTCCCTGCATGATGGCCAGCGCGTGCTTGTAGTGCTTGATGCGGTCGTTCAGTCCGATCGTGCCGCCGTTGATGCGCTTGGTCAGGGTCAGGATGTCGCCGGTGTCTGCCCACTGGTTCAGCTTGTTGGTCTCCCAGAACCAGCAGGCCGACTGCGCTGCACCTTCAAACGTCGCCAGGTACTCAGGCACATCGTCGATGCTCATCTCGAGCGAGTCGGCAAATGCCTGGTAGTTGCTTTTGCCGGTCAGCTGAATCAACCCGCGGCCAATAAATTTTGCTGGCTCGCCCGACTCCTCTGAGCCGTTGCCCATGCGGTTTGCGTAGACGCGGTTGGCGATGGCAGCCTGCTTGTCTAGCCGGCGGCAGATCGCCTCTGCATCTGCGTCGGTCGGGAAGTATTTGGGGAAGATCCGGCGCAAGGTGGCCGGCTTGTAGTTCAGGTTTTCTTTCAGCACCATGAAGTTGCCAGACTCATGGGCGCACTGCGCGACAAAGGCAGCGATGCGGGTGGGCGTGTTGATGTCGTAGTCATCGAGCAGGGTCGACCCGCCGAGCTCATCCTGCGGCTGCGCCAACGCCTCATGCCAGTGGTGGGCATAAGGGTTGCGCGGGATCATTTGCTTCAGCTGCGACAGTGTCAACATCATTCGCTCCTAATGGTTTCTTGACGACGCTCCTCTAGAATTTGACGCCTCAATTCTTTCATCTTCTTTACCTCATGCACCGCAGCCTGGGTCGCAAACCACATGTCGTAGTACATAAACGCGAGCAGCGGCATGACGATGAAAAACATCAGCACCACAGCCATGACCGTAGCGATCAATGACCAAGGTACATTCTCATCGTCGCGCTTTTGATCACCAGCCACATTAGACCCACTGCCCACAGAATTACGAACACGACTGCCCCAATCCATACCAGCCGGCTTTTGAGTCGATTTACCGCCTGCCTTCGTTGCCATCTAGCCGCCTGGATCTTTCTAGTCTCTGCTGCTAACGCATCTGCCTGCTCATTCTGAATGTCAGTCCATGCCTTCTCAAACCTTGACCACACAGACCCCAGCTCTGGTGGCGTGTTGTAGACCATCTGCTCTCGCACCTGCGCCAGCATCTCGTTCAGCTTGCTCTCAAGCCGGATGCGCTCCAGCGCCCTGCGACCTACCGACAAATCGCCTCGGTAAACTTCCTTTGCTGTTGCCTCGCTCTGCACATATATCTTTGCGAGCGCTTCGTACTGGTCGATGAAGTTGCCAAGGTTTGACCAGATGTCATTCAGCACATCATCTGGCGTGGCCTTCGCCACCTCCTGCACCCGCTTGACCTCTTCGTTGTACTGCTTCGTCTGCTCTTTACTCGGGCTGACGATCTTGTGGTACTGCTCACGCAGGTCTTTCAGTACGTCACTGACATCCCCGCTGGTACTCTTGATCTGCTTGTAGAGCTCGACACCTTTCTTGGCCAGGTCGATTGCCGTGGTACATGCCTTGTAGGCCGCGGCAATGGTGATCGGGTCAAGCACATCAGAACAGGTGGAGCTGCTTTTTCATGGCGATGATGTCGTCGCGCAGCGCCTCGTTGCGCTCCTCGCACCGACGGTTCTGCTCCTCGACCAACTCGAGCCTGCGGGTCAAGCGCTCGACCTCTTCCCGCAGCGTCTTGATCACCTGCTCGATCGCCTCGTCATGCAACGTTGCAACCTTGTCCTCGCGGCGGTCTTTCTTCACCATGCGCAGAAATCCGTACCAGGCCGCACCCAGTGCGCCCATGCCAGCAGCCAGCTTGGCCAGCAGATCAGTTTCCCAGGTCATGCTGGCCTCACCAAGCAGCCTTGGAAATAGTTTGCAGAAGCTGTGCTGCCGCTATTGATTGCGCTGCCGCTGCCGTTGTACGCAAAGATTTCAACGTAATCGGTCGAGCCATTCATGTAGACCAGCGCGGTCACGGTGCGCAAGGGCGACGCCAATGAAGCACCGACATACTCACCTTGCCTGTGAATGCTGCCGTTTTTGTAGATGGCTATGACGGAGTTCTGCACCGTGTCCCCGTAGATGACCGCGGCGTTGATCAGGTAGTACCCAGCAATGGTGGGCGTAAACCTCGAGCTCGCGAAGTTGTCGTTGGTGTCAAAGTCTTCAACCTGAAAGCTGACCTTGGTGTACGCGCTTGCAGTCAGACTGGTGACAGCATTTGCGGACGCACTAAATGCAGGAGCGTTTGGCACGTTTCCCACTTTCTGTGACTTGCCCATCGGGGGCTCCTTTCTTCTGTAGTCTTTTTCTTGAGCCCCATCGGGGCAGTTGGTAATTGGACTTACACTGCGGCCTGCTCCCAGGCTTGCGTTGCTTCGTTCCAGCTGTACCGCTCACCGTCAGTCGGCATCGGCACAGGCGGCTGCCAGTTGGCATCGTCGTCCAGAATCCAGCTCTGGAACGGCTGCGGTGGAATGAACGCATCGCGCACAGCGTTGTAGGTGTAGCCGACGCCAGCGTAGTGCTTGCGGAAGTTGCCGTTGTAGCTGGTCTGCTTCCAGACTGTGTCTGCGCCGAAGAGCGACTTGCAGAACATCACGCCGACGGTTTCGTTCTCAACACCGTCAAGCAAGCAATCGTTGTTGTTCACCACGATCACCTGAGTGACCACGTTGTTTTCATCGAGTTGTGCAAAGTGAGCCATGTCGTACCTTAGAACGTGATCGAACCGGAGCTAGTCCATTTGTATATGCGGTAGCCGCCAGAAACAGTAATTGTTGGAGAGCCTGTGGTAGATGCCGCTGCGTCGTATGTGTCAGGGTAACGAATGATGACAATGCCTGATCCACCGGAGCCGCCAGAATAACCGCTGGCATCTGGCCCTGACCCGCCACCTCCGCCTCCACCTGTGTTTGCACTTCCATTACTGGCAGTTGTATTTGCCGTTGTCGATCCGTTGCCGCCGCCTCCAGAGCCACCTGTTCCGTAAATTGTGTCGGTGTAAGAAAACCCTGCACCGCCGCCGCCAGCATAAGTTACGGATGCCCCAGAAATCGACGATGCTGTACCGCTTCCGCCATTACCAGCGACAGTGCTTGTGCCATTATTACCGGCGGCGCCTGCACCGCCACCTCCGCCTCCGTGATAGTTTGCGCCTGCTTCTCCAGACCCACCGCTATTCCCTTGCCCAGAAGTTGCTGTGCCGCCAGCGTTGCCGCTACTGCTTGGGCCACCAGCGCCACCTCCACCAGAGCCGCCATTTAGGCCGGGGTTAGACCCGCCATTGTTGTTTGACCCCCCGCCGCCGCCGCCGTCAGATGTTATGGTGGAAAAAACAGAGTTTGATCCGTTGCTTCCTTTGTTTGCGGTATCACTAGAACCAGCACCGCCACCGCCAACGGTGACTGTGTAGGCTGTTCCGGTACCCACCGAGAATCCTGTAGCAGTACGGAATCCCCCTGCGCCGCCGCCGCCACCGCCACGAATACCACCACCGCCGCCACCAGCAACAACAAGGTATTCAACCGTTGGCGGTGCATTTGACATTACTGGCCAAACACTACCTTGTTTTGCTTCCTGCACTTCTGAAAGCGACCAAATGCCTTTAGCCGATGCGGTTGTCGGCGCATTGCGCTTGCCAATAACACCGCCGTTACCGCGCCTCATTTAGCTGATCTCCTCGTAGCTGCACACTGCCTCAAGGTCGCCACTTGCGTTAGCGGTCAGACGCAGGCTGTCACCTTCTTCTAAGTAGATTGCTTTGCTCAGAACATCAAGCGAGGCATCCGCAGGAACAGTTACTGTATTCACGATTTTGTATGCAGTCGAACTGCGGAATAGATCGACCGTGATCTCGGCATTGTTTGTACCGTCGACATTGCTGACATACAGCGCGTTGACTTTCAACACCTTGCCGCTTGCTGCTGAGTTGGTGACGATCGCCGTGGCCGAAGTTCCGACTGCTTGCACAGCAGTCTTCCCGGTGATGGTGGCGACGTTGACTACGTTGGGAGCTGCCATGATTAACCTCCAAAGACGATTGACATTGCGATTGCTTTGCCAGTTGTGACACCAGCACTCGGCGTCGCGAAAGAAAGAGCGCCGCTGCCGTCCGTTTGCAGCACCTGGCCGCTTGTGCCGTCAGCTGATGGCAGCGTCCAAGTGACGTTTGATGCGACTGTTGCTGGCGCTTGGAATGCAACCCAGTTGCTCGAGTCGGAATCTGCGAAGCGAAGATCCGACTGAGCGTTGAGCGTCACATTGCCGGTCAACGTGCCGCCGGTCGTTGGTAATGCACCAGTATCTGCAGCAGTCACCGAAGCGACGGCCTTGAACGTCAGGATGCGCACCTCATCATCGAGCGCCAGAGCGGTGCCGAAGGTAATCGTCGAGCCGTTGGTCGCGGTAATGTCGTCTGGATACAGCAGCGCACCGTTGACCCAGACATAGGTGAAGCCGACCCGGTAGCCGCCGGCAAAGGTGTAGCTGGTCTGACCTGCCGTGGCCTTGAAGCTTTTCTCGACCGTCAGATCCGGCAGGGTCGGCAGCGCCTGCCAGGCCGAGCCGGTGTAGACCCGCATTTCGACAGCGACCGTGTTGAAGTACAAATCACCAGCCTGCAGTGCGGTGGTGTCATTGCGCTGAGTCGGGTTGCTGGTCTTCGGTCCAAGGTAGACATCGGAGAAGTTGGTGATGTCTGCGACGTTGGTGGCCACCGTCGTCACGTCAGCAGAGATGCCTGCAACCGCGTTGATGTTTGTTGCGTTACCAGCGACTGCGTTGATGTTCGTCGAGTTACTGGCAACCGAGTTGATGTTGGTGCTGTTGCCGGCCACGCTGGTCACGTTCGCGCTGATACCCGCAACCGTCGTGACGTTGGCGCTGATGCCGGCGACGGTAGTCACGTTTGCCGCAACACCGGCCACTGTCGTAACGTTCGCCGAGATCCCGGCAACCGTGTTGATGTTGGTCTCGTTGCTGTCGACAGAGTTGACGTTGGCGATGTTCGTACCGACAGCGTTGACGTTTGCAATGCTGCCAGCCACGGTGCCGATCGTGTCTGTACCGGTCAAGTCTGCTGCGACCACCGTCACGTCCTGGCCTGCGCCGAGCTCACCGGCCACGGCGTTGACGTTGGCAATGTTGGTGCCGACGCTGTTGACGTTGGCGATCGCGCCAGCAACCGTGTTGATGTTGGCCGAGTTGGAGTTGACGGAGTTGATGTTCGACGAATTGCTGTTGACCGCGGTCACTGCGGAACTGATCGCCGCCACACCAGACACTGCGGAACTGATGCCGGCAACGGTGGTGATCTCGGTGTCGATGCCAGCCACGGTCGTGACCTCGGTGTCGATTGCAGCGACGGCCTCAACCTCGTCTGCAATGGCAGCGATTGCTCCCACTTCAACTGCGGTATCACCAGGCTGCGGGTTGCCGTTGGCATCAAAGGCCAGATACTTGTTGGCACGATCCGCTGCACGCGGCAGCGTCATGTTGATCGTCGTCGGGTCAGTCTGCGGTGCCTGCAGCGCACGTGCCAGACCCTCGGCATTCTGCTGCGCAAAGATCGTCTGCTGATCCAGCTCGTCGTTCAGCGTGTTGGCGAAGAAGTCGCCACCAGTCACAAAGTCCGACGTGCGCTGGATCGTCCGGTTGCCGACGATGGCGATCTGCGTCGCACCGGTCGGCGCTGCGGTCAGCGTCACACTGCCGGTGCCGTTGGCGTTGATCGTCACCGTGTAGTTGGTGGTCAGCGTCAGCAGGGTGTCGTCGCGGTAGACCGCGATGTCGGTCGCCGCTAGGATCTCGAACGTGAACGCATACGGGCCTGTGCCTGAAGCGGCAAAGACCACACGCCTTGTCACATTGTTAATTGGTACGCCCATGTCTCAATCCTTCCGGTTGGAAATTGTACTTACGTCAATCGGGTTTGTAATACAGTCCGTTTGCTTTGCGCAGCTCCTCGAGCTCGTCGATCTTGATCTGCAGCGTCGGGTCTTCCTGCAATAGTTGTTTCTTGGCCATGTCCATGAACTGCGAGTGGACGCGCTGAATGGTTTTCTGCTGATCATCCAGCGTCATCAGGTCAAAGCCTGGCGTCAGGATGGTCTGCAGGATGGCGTCCTTGGCCGGCATCTCTTTGCCGTAGATGGTCAGCAGACGGTTGTACTGCACCGCATCCATCTCCACGCCCTGCAGCTTGCGCTCTGGCATCCCGACCGGGGAGCCCAAGCGCACCAGGGCGTCGTCCACCTCGCTGAACTGCTGCGGGCTGACCTTGGTCGGCAGCACGATTTCAAGCGGGTTGCCGCGTGACTGCAGCACCGGGTCACCCCACAGGTTGAGCTGCTCGGGTAGCGCTTCGCTGAAGTAGGGCAGGCGGCTGCGGTAGCGGTTGAAGGCCTCGACAAAGCCGCGCACACCCATCGGGAGCTCGGGGCTGGCACGCGGGTCACGCGCTGCCGGGTCGTACAGACGTTCGATGCCGGCGACGATGGAGCTCGTTCCAGGCATGGGCGAGCCGCCGATCGCAAACGCGCCGAACTGCTTGGCCAAGCCGTCGACGATCTTCTTGCCGTCCACCTGACCCTGCTGGTTAGTGCCGATCAGCTTGGCCACATCGGCCACGCCCTGCAGATACGGCTGCTCCTTCAAGTACTCGTACAAGCCATAGGTTGCGCCGAGGAAAACTTCCTCGACCTTGCCCGCGTCCGGCTCATGCTTGGCGTACTCAGCATAGTCAGCAGCGATCGCCATCAGCGCCGACACCGGCTCCATGCCGCTGTAGCTGTACCAGGTGTCGCCGACCTTCATGCTGTACGGCTGCCAGCCATCGCGCATCGCAGCCTCGCGGTCTGCCTTGCGCTCTGGGCCGCGCCCGGTCAGATGACCCTCGGATGCCAGCATGGCGAACGTCGCCAACATGCTCGAGCCCAGCGTCACCTTGGCCAGCGCCATGTCGCGCTGGATGCCGCCGGCTGCGATCTCGTCGCGGAAGCGGGAGGAGAGCGGGGCGAACGGCGTGCGCTCGACCACGTTCAGCCCGATGTTGGCCGGGGTCTTGAAGAAAGGCACCACGACCTTGAGCGCCGGGTGGTTGAAGACATTCTGCAGCTTGGCTAGAGCTGGGGGCAGGTCGGCAGTAAACGTGCCGCGCTTAGCAAACTCCAGCGCTGCCTCGTCCAGATCCCGCGGCGGGTTGGCCAGCAGGCTGGCGGCTTCCACCTCGGCCTTGGCGATCGCCTCGGCCTCAGTCAGGCCGGCGTCCAACGCATCCCGGTAAGTCGACTTGGCGCGGCGGGTCACCTGGGCGTTGATCTCCATGCGGTACATCACGCCCTTGAAAAACTCATCCTCGGACATGAGCGCACGACCAGGCAGGGTGACCGCGGTGCCGTAGTAGTCCAGCCCCTTGCCGAACCATGAATTCTGATCAGCACCGGTCATGCGCTGCAGGGTCTCGCCCAGGCCTTCGGTCGGCGCACGATCCAGCTCAACCTTGCTCGCCAGATCCATCTGCGGCTGGTTCTTGCGGAAGGCAGTCGATGCCAGGTCGAAGCCTTCGATCAGTCCGTTGCGCAGCGACTGCACCATCGTCAGCGCTTCGTCCATCGCCAGCTTCTCATCAGCTGCACCAGGCACTAGCGCTCGCCAGCTGCGCACACCAGCCGGCAGGGTGTTGGAATAGATCGATGCGATCAGCCGCTCGGGGATCTGATACGCACCGAACATGGCATTCGAGACAATGTTCTTGGCGTGCGAGACCGGCGAGGAGAGCAGGCCGTTGATGTAGGTCGTGAACCAGACATCCTTGACGCCGGACATCATCGAAGCCTCGACCAGCTTGTTCTTGCCGGCGCGGGTTTCGATCGACAGGTACGAACGCGCCAGGTCGGTCAGCGACTGATAGCCACCGTACTCGTCCAGCGTCTTGCGGATGATGTCGGCATTGCCGTCACGCGGAATGCGGAACACAGCCAGGGCTCGGGCAGTCTCGGTCTGGATACCCTTGACGCCTTTCTGGATCAGGCCGTGCAGGGCGATCTGCTGGCGCAGCTTCAGCTTGTCGATGTCGGTCGCAGCACCCGAGTCGACCAGCTTGAACAGCTTGTCGAGCTCGTTGGCCGACGACTCCAGCACCTCGAGTGCCTTGTAGGTCTCGACAGCGTTGGCCATCATCTTGCCGTCGGTGCCGATCAGCCGGTTCAGGAATACTTCATCGATGCCAGAGTCGGCAGCCTTGGCCTTGATCTCGTCGAACGTGACAGCCTTGGTCTTGATCTTCAGCGCGTCGGCCACGCCACCGATGACAGCAGCTGCGTCGTCGGTCTGGTAGCGGGGCAGGTTGAATGCTTCTTCAGGCACGCCAGCGGCTCTCTCGGCTGCGTTGGGGCTCGGCTTGCCGATGGTATTGCCCGTCGCCTTGCGGGCTGCTGTGGCCTGTTTAACGGCGTCTGTGAGGGTCTGGCTGGCCTCGGGGATAACGGTCTTGGTGCCGACCTTGCCGGTCGGCGGCAGGGCGTCGTCAGCAGCGCGTGCTGCCTCCGGCACGATGTCGCGCACCGACTTTGGTTTTGCTTCGCGCAGGGTCTTGCGGATGACGGAAGCCAAGCCGGCAACCTGCATACCGTCCATCGACGGCGTGCCAGGCTCTACTGCAGTCTGAAGATCTGGGGTTGCCATGCCCTCGGCGGGCATCGGCTCAAGCGGCAGTTGTCCAGTCGGAGCTGGTGGGATCAGCTGGTCGAGGCGCTGGTCTAGGTTGTCGGCCATCACTTAGCTCCTTTTGCAGGAGCTCGACGGCCCCCAGTTACTTCTTGACCTGAGAGGATTCCCGCTTGCCGACCGCGCCGGTCAGATACAGTTCCTGAAACCCCTTGCCGGACTTCTCCGCTTGGATTTGGTTGCGAAGCATTTGCACCGCTGGGTGATCCTTGCCCAGGCGCTGCTCTTCCTCCTTCAGCATTTCTTCCAAGGTAAGCATCGTAGTCACTCCTGAAAAAGACGTTGGTGTCATACCACACCATACGGGCATCAGACACATTCCCGTCCGTAATTATATCAGTCACCACTTTTCTAAAAAGCCGTTGTTTTTCTGACATTATTTGAGCACGGTTTGCAGCGTTGTAAGCATCGTCAAATTCGGGGATGTACTGGAACCGCAGGCCGTTTAGACCAGCAGTGTCAGCGCCGCCGGCCTTGGCCTGCACGTTGATGCGATCGTTGAATCGCATGTCAGTGACATAGGTAAAACCGTCCACCCCATACTCTCGGAGCTTTGCGGTCACCTTCCCCATTTGCTCCGGCGTGACTTTCTGCTTGAAGTAAATTTCCACGCCTGGTCTAGCATTAGGAGCGGTGCCATTCCGCAAGACCTTGGAAATAAACACAGCGTCTTGATCGTATGCTTTGCCTTGCTCAACCAACCTGCGCTCTAACGAAGCAGGATTGAAGTTCTGTCGCGTGACAAACTCAGCGTTAAGAGCACGCTCTGTTTGCGCCATGAAAGAGCCATAAGTGTTGGACAGGTTGTATGTCACAACGCTTGGATCGGCGCGAACAACGTCATCAAACTCTGCAGCAAGCTCTGCCTGTGCATAGTTACTCATTGGGCGATTTGGCCGTTCGCCAGATACGCCTAACGTGTATCGGTCAACGTCAGCCTTCATTCCAGAAAGCTGCTGTTGTTTTGCCGGTTTTTGGCTATCAAACGCCGCTTTTGCTTCCTGTACGCGGGCAGCGTACTGTTGATCGGTTTCTGTCTTGCGTTGTGCCGGCGGCTTAAATCCAGTGTTTATGTCACGGCGCAAATCTTTGACACCTTGCTGGTTAGCAGCGCCAGCAAGTGACATCTCAAAGTCAAGCGAGCCGCCTTCTCCGGCCTTGCTCGTCCAGCCGTTGTTTGTCCACTTCTCTTTTTCAATAAACCAGGCAACAGCCTGCAAATCATCTGGGCCTAGATCACCAATCTGAGGCGCGACGTTTTTGATCATGCCGCTGTTGTTGATCTCTTCAGCAGCCTCTTTGAATACGTCTTGGCCAAAACCAAATTCGCTTCCCACTTTGGGGTCGTACAACGTCGAACCCACAAGGTGCTTGCCAGCCACACCCTTTTCAGCTGGCGGTGGAATGCGCGGAAGGTCAGCCAGACGGCGAAGCATTCGCGCTGCCCACACATCAATCGTTGCCTCATTCGTGAGGCCAATCAGATTGCCTGTGAAGTTTGGCGTCTTTGGCGAGTCGCCAGTTTTAACAGCGCGGAACATGTCGAGCAGAGCACCCATAGATGAAGGGCTGTTTGCGTTAAACAGCTGACCGCTCGCTTTTGTGATAAGCGGGAACTCGCCTTCTTTGAAAAGCTGAGTCAGTGTTTTTGCGTCCACTGGCAAACCGGCGTTCAACCGGTCTTCGTAGGCGCGAAGCTCGGCGTCATATTCGCCTCGAGAAAACCTTCTCAGAATTTCGATCGCGTTATCGAAGTTTTGCTCAACACCAGTCTGGGCCGAGGTTGTTCCAAGCACGTCAGCAAACACATCGCCAATGCCGCCAAACTCGGCACGCAGCCTGTCACGCATCGAGCGATACCAGCTTGCTTGCGAAAGAATGTCGATCGCTGCCTGGTCGCCAGCCTGAGCTCGGTTAACAACATCCTGCACTTCATCAAAGAGCCTCGATGCAAGAGTTGCTTGCCATAGGTCTTTCGGCACACCTTCAGGCGGCGTATGGAAATCATAAGGAATCTTTGCCGCTTCTACCTCGGCGATCGTGCCGCCGGCTTTCGATTCCTTGAAGTCAATCTTGGATGCCTCAATAGGAACCCAGCCATCTGCCTCTGGGTAGTTGGCGTGCATGTCTTCGACGGCTTTGGTGGCGGCCTGCCTTAATGCCGGCTTACGTCCAGCCGCGTTGGTTACTACCGTGCGCTCAGATCTAGTAAGCGCAGGGGCTTGGCCAGTAACCGGGCCAGGCGGCACGACGTCCATGATCATGCCGCTCTTGCGCATACCGCTTTCAATTACATTGGCGGCAGCTGGCGCGAGCGCAGTGCCTGCAGCCTTGGCACCCTTAACACCAATCTTGACTGCTTCCGGTGCGCCCAGGATCGGGTTGTATTCACCCAGCTTGCCAGCAACGTCAGCTGTCTTGCGGCGCTCTGCCGCGCTATAGCCAACCATATCTGGCGCATTTTCAGGAACCACGGGCGGCAGCATTTCGCTTACCCGCTCAGTGGTCGGCAGCACCTGCTCGCCACCAGTTAGCAAGCGAACCAGGCTTTCAACGTCACCAGGCAGACCAAGCGACTGCGCAACCGTGCCACGCAGTGCGCCGGCCAGCGTATCTGCTAGACCCATCGCAGGAACCTCGAGACCGCCGGCTGCTTTTGACTGAGCTCTAGTCACGCCGCCACGGCCATACCTCGGCCCTGCATCGGTGCGCGTGGCACTTGGGCCGGCTGCCAGCTGCACACCATCCAGCGACGGCTCTGCAGCCATCGGCTCGTCCACAGCCTCGGGAAACGCGGCCATCGCCAGCGTGTCCAGATACTTCTGCTCGATCGGGCTGTAGGCCATCGTTACTCTCCCGCCTGGTTCAGCAGCTGCTCAATGCGGGTCACCTCGCGCTGCTTGTTGATGTCATTGCCAGCCTTCTGCTTCAACGCAGGCAGGTTCTGCCGGGTGATCGGGCCGTTGATCCAAGGCTTTTGCTCATACGTCTTGAGTAAAGTGCGAGCGGATTTTGCGGCTTCGCTGTTGCGCTGCTTGGCGATGCCCTCGTCGATCTTTTCCAGAATCATCCGCGGCGTCGGCACCTTGCCTTCGCGGATCATCTGCGCCTCGATGTCCTTGGACTGCGCTAGCAGCTCCTGGCGGCGCTTGAACTCAGCACCCTTGGGGTCGATGACCGTCACGCTGCCAGGGATGACTGGGATGCCAGCACGCTGCGAGATACCGCGGTCGAGCTCGTTCTGATCCTGCTTGTCCTCGCGGTTCAGTAGCTTCAGCGCAGCCACAGCTTGCTTGGTGGATAAGCCCTGGCGAGTCATCGACCAGATCTGATCAGGGCTGGTGATGCGACCCTCATAGATGCCACGCAACAGATTGAACTCAGCTGCCGAATTGCCTTCACCCTTCGGCGGGTCGCGCAGGTCTTTCAGAACACCGAGCGGCACCACCTTTGGGTTACGCATGGCAATAACAGCGATCTGGTCAGTTAGCTTTCTGCGCTGTACGCTGCCCTCTGGGGCAAGGAGAGCTTGGTCATACAGCGGAAGAAACTCTTTGAGGTCTGCGGCTTCTCTGTCAGCCTTCTGCTGCTTCTCAAGCGCCTCGCGGTTGTTGACCGCGACCATGAAGTTGGCCGTCACCTTGGCCACAGAGTCGAAGTCGGTGGCGATCATCTGCTGCAGCACTGGGCTCATCTTGCCCACATCGCCTGCGCGAATCTTCTGCAGCGTCTTCATTGGGTCGGCCATGTAGGCGTCGCCAGTGATTTCCCTGGTCACCGCGTTGATCTTCGCAGTGCGCAGTGCTGCCTCAAACTTGGTCGAGTATTCTTTCTGCAGACCTGCATCACCGAGCAGCAGCGCCTGGTTGGTGATGTTCTTGCGGTACACATCAGCGAGCTGGTCGATCGAATACTGCTGACCAGTGCGCGGGTCGGTGTAGCTGCCTTGTTGCACGGTCGCCTCGAGCAGTCGCACACTGTTGTCGAAGTCCAGGTCGAACTTGGCGATGCGCTCGTTCTTTGCGCGGGTGAGCTCAGTCTGTCGCGCCTTATCAAGCACGGTCGCGCCGTGCATCTTCATGGTCGCAGTGAACTTGAGCGCAGCTTCTGGGTCGACACTGGCCAGCGACTTCGCCAGACCATTGGTCATGGTCGAGATCTTGGTCTCTACCTGCTGCGAGTTTGCGTTGCCTGTCTCGATGTCGACCAACAGCTTGGAGAGCTCGTTGCGACCTTCAATCTCGAAATGCGATGAGAGCTCAAGGCTGCGAGCCTTGCGGACAGCGGCATTGAAGAAGCTCGGCAGGTCGCCAGAGTTCTTGCCGATGCCACCACCCAGGCCAACAGTGACACCCTCTTTGGCGAGCTGGATGTCTTCCGGCGTCAGCGGATTGTTGGCCACATACTCGAGGCCTTCTTTGGTGCGCAGAGTTGCGGAATAGTTGTTGATGGTCGTGGCCATCCGGTCGAGGATCTGCGCATACACGTTGCTGACATTGGCTTCAGCGCGAGCAGCAGTCATGTAATCGACCTCGGTCGGCACGACCTGCTGCATCGGCACACCGCCGGCACCGCGCAGCTGTACTTGTCCTTCTGTCAGTCGCGTCGCCATTCTTGTCCTCTCTATTTCCCGATGATCCGCTCACCGGCAGCAACAGCGCCGGATGCCAGCGTTGCGTTAGCGAGCAGCCCGCCAGACTTACGCGCTGCGCTGCCCGCCTGTTCGTACTGCGCACCTTGGCGCTCTGCGGTGAACAGGTTCAGCATGTTCTGGTACTCGGTCGACTGCACCAATGCGGTCGCGTCTTCGTAACCCATGATGCGAGCCGTCAGCGCATTCAGGTCGGTAATGCCAACGTCGAACATGGTTGCCCTGACGTTCTCGTTCTGCACGGCCTGCACACTGCCTTCACCCAGCACCACGCCGTTTGCAGCAGCTCGAGCGCGGATCGCAGCATTCGTTGCTCGCATGTTTTTGAGCAGCGTGTTGCCAGCGATCTGATAGTTCTGCGACTCCATCTGCGACTTCTTGAGCGTGCGGCCTGCCTGGATGGCGGCATACATCTCTGCCATGTCGGCACGCACCTCGGCCACAGCGAGGTTGTCGCGTGCTTGCAACAGATAGCCGGTCTGCTGCTGAATGCCAGCAGCAATCTGCATCTGCGACTGCGCATAGCTGGTAAGAAACCCAGCGCCTGCAGTAAGTTGTCCTGGTGTAATGGCCATCGTCAGGTTCCCGAATAAACAGCGACTCGGTAATCAAGGCCGAGCAGATTCATCTTCAGCGGCAGACTCTGCGTCACTTCGATCGCCTGCTCGCGGCTGTAGCCGAGGATGCCGTTGACGCGCTTGATGCCGGTGAACGTCGGCACCGGGTCATCCAGCAGCGGGTTGTCCATCAACCTGAAGGCCACCTCCTGCGCGTTGAGCAGACAATGCTGCGTGTCGTCCAGCACCGCGCTGATCTCGACGATGCGTTTCTTGAACGACACACGGCTGCCGGTCTGCAGCTTGATCTCCACCGGCATCGTCTTGGCGTACACCGTCATGGGCAAGCCGACTTCGTAGCTGGTGGTCGATGCGCGGTCAAACGTCACCGAGCCGCCGGCGCTCACAGTCTCGTTACTCTGCGGCACACCATCGGTGATGACGTTCAGCGCTTTGCCGACATGCGGCAGGCTGCTCGCGCTTGCTGCAGCACCGCCAGTAAATGCGCAGTCGGTATACAGATCGTCCTTGAACTGCTCAATAAAGTATCTGGTTGTGCCATCGAACACGCGCTTGGTCACAACATAGATCTGCGTCACGTCGACACCGACATCGATGAAGTCACCAGCGGTGATGTACTCGGATGGTGACGTGATCTGCTGGCTACGCATGATTGAGAACACCGCCATCGATCCGTCGCTGGTGTTGGTCATCATCAGCAAGTCAGCTTCTTCGGTGCTCGCACCACGACGCAATGCGATGCGCTGCGGGCCTTTCAACAGATGGCCGGACAACAGCGAGATCCGCTGCGTGATGTAGGTCAGCTGCGTGTCACTGAACACAAACTCGTTTAACGACTTGCCTTGGCGCTGGATGTAGATGCTGCCGGACTCGACCGACTGCACTCGCGTGCCAGGCTTGATGCCGTTTCGGCTGACCTGCTTGAACGTAAACGTCAGCGGCGTGATCGGGTCGGTGCCTTGCTGCGGCACATAGAACTCACCACCGGTCGTGAACACTTGGAAGTCACGCGAGCTCACGATGTCGGTGATGACGTTCAGGTCATTGGTGTCGAGGGTCGCCTCGACTGCGTCATCGTCCAGCGATTCGCTTGGTACGAAATCGAAGAACAGATTGATCTTTGAGCCCCAGATGGTCGACGGGCGAGACTTGCTGCCGCCAAAGTACAGACGACCCTCATGGAACGTCACCGACCGCGGCCAGCCCTTGCCCGAGCTCCACACATCCTCGTAGCCGCTCTCGAGCTCCCAGCTGCCATTGGCAACCGCTGCGGTGTTGAAAAACGGGTATTCGGTGATGGCATCGACCGATGTCGCCGAGGTGTACCGCACGATCTTTGCGCGACCCTGTGGGCTGGCATTGATGTACTGGTTCACATGGCCGCTGTTGAAGACCGAGGCCGATGCGGTAATCGTGATGTTGCCGGCCACCGCAGACGGCGTGATCGTGCCGGAAGGGTTGCTTGCCGACAGCGTGAAGGCGTACTTCGGAATGCTGTCAAACGTGATCGTGCTGGCCGTCCAGCTGGCATCGTTTGCGCCACGCACAATCTTGACCGGCTGCAGATCTGGGTGAACGATGATCAGCGTGTCGGCAGACTGCGTCCAGCACATGTCGTCGACGATGCTGCTGCCGATCGACGTGGCCAGATAGTCATTGCCAGACGCATTAATGTTGGCAATCCGCGCACCGTTCTTGATGACGTGCATTCTGTTGTGCGTGAAGCACAGCATGTAGCTGTCATCGACCGAGAACTGGAACGGCACCAGGCGCACGCCGTTGCCTGCAGACTCGGTGCCGGTATGCGGCAGCTGGTGGATATGCTTCAAGCCTGGCCGGCGGCGTAGTCCACCTTGCGGCTGGATCAGCACGTTGGTCGCCTTGGCCAGCGCGTTCGGGTAAGACTGCAAGTCAACCCGCGCACGCAGCAGCGGGTCGAGCTCCCCCGTCGAGAAGTTGGTGGCGAAGTCGACGAAGCGCGGCATCAGTTTCTCACCGCGATCAGGGTGTAATCTTCCATCGCACGGGTCGGCTGACCCTGCGCATCGATGTTCATGGCCGTGCGGAAGTAGCCACCGCGGCCATTCTCGGACGGGTCGCCCACTGCCTTACGCTCCCAGCGCAGCGACTTGTCCTGCTGTTCGGTGATCGGCTCGGCGATGTGCCAGGCGACCATGTACTTCATCAGTTGGGTGAAATACTGCGGCCAGGCGAACTCACCGACGCTGTACTGGTAGTCGATGAAGACGGCCTCGAGATTGGTCAGCAGCTGGTCGCCTTGGATCTCCCAGTCTTTCTGCACCGCAGCGCCTGGGCTGGCGGTGTCATAAACAGCACGCGGGCCGGCAAGGCGGTCACCCGGCAGCTGATAGGCATAGCGCCAGACCGATGTCGGCGCTGTCAGCAGGCGAGCGAGCTGCACCTTCTTGGTGTTGAAACTCCACGGATACATCACCAGCGTGGAGTCGCGGATGTCTGGGTAAAGACGGTCGCAGACCGACGACTCGTCGGTGCCGTCATTGAATGACGTGATGGCCTTCGCGCCAATCAGGAGCAGGGCATCTGAACAAATTGTGATCCCGGTATCGCCTGCTGCCATCGCAACCTCTTAATGTGAGAAGGGGCCGATCCCTTGAAAGAGACCAGCCCCTGGTACCACGTTTGACTGCCGGTTAGTCGCCGTCGGTAGCCGACAGAGTTGTGCCGTCAGTCACGTCGACCACGCCCGAAGCGTTGGACACGACGTAGACCAGGGTGACCACGGCGGTCGAGCCGGTCGAGGTCACGCAGTGGATCACGTCGCCAACCTCAAGGGTGTTGGCCAGTGAGTTGAAGTAGCCCGACGTGTTGACATCCGCGATGGCATCTGCGGTTTTGTAGCCATACATCGACGGTGCGTTGCCGCGCTTGGACGCGGAGTAGGCGGTGAAGCCAGCTGCATCGTATGCCATGATTCAGCCCTCCCTATTAAGCTGCAGCCGCGGTGTCGCGGGCAGTGATCTTGACGATACCCTCGGCATCGATCGCAACCGAACCCGCCGAGAACAGAGCATTGACCAGCCAGCTCGTTTTCTCAGGGATGTAGTTGATCTCAGTCTTGGGTGCGATACCTTCTGCGTAGCCGATGGCGTCGCGGTGGAAGGCGTACAGCGTGCGATCCGAGGAGGCGTCGATCGGCAGGCCACCTTCAGTGCGGTCGCCCAGGATGTGGAACTGGAA